AACCCCAGCAGTTAATCCAATCTTCCCTGCTCCTGCCCCGTAGAGCATGGCGTATGTCATCGTCTTCGTTATGTTACGAAATTTCTTATGCTCTGAATTGCTATCGTCCTTCACTGTACCCTTTGGCACTAGCCCAAAAGCTTGGCAGTTCATCCAATGCACATCACCCTTCAACAGTTCTTCCTGCCACACAGCGTCCTGCATGTAGTGGGCTAGGCAGCGTAACTCAATGCCGCTAAGGTCTACCCCTACCTGCACATTGCCTTCCTCCACTGTCCACATTTCCCTGCACTCAGCGCCATAGGGTGTGTCTGGATTGACCGCTGGCACTTGGCCCATGTTGGGGCTACTATGTGTACATCTACCCGTCACTGCCCCGTTGGTAATGATGCGTCCATGTACCCTGCCATCGTCCTCAACAAAGCCCATCCAGCTACTGATCTGTGCTGTTCGTTTCTGTAGCATTAGATACTCAGCCACAAGCTTAGCCTCAGGCAGGTCTATGCCTTGTAGCACTGTCTCATCTACAATGACATTACCTTTCTCTGTGTGCTTGTCAAACTTCACACCAAGTATGGTTAGCCTCTCAGCAATCTGTTGCCTACTACCAGCATTGAACAAGTGTTCCCTAACCTTCATCGGCCCAGCCATAGCTTCGTTTATTAGTGAAGCTTTATATCCCGCCTCTTTGAGTATCTGACGAAGCTCTGTCTTAGTCTCTGCTCTATACTCTCTCCAGTCAGGTGTTACCACTTCCCAATACTCAGGAGTCTTTAGTTCCTCGTAGGTGGGCTTAAACACTAGCTGCATCTGCGCTTCAATGTCTGACATGCGTCCAACTAAATGAGCATGCAAAGACATAGCCTTAGGCATGTCTAGCTTGAAGCCGTTGTCCTCCATGCCCTTGCATATCACTGCAACCTTATGCTCAAGCTCTATGCTTTGCTGGCTGAATGCATCCCTCTTTAGTAGGGATAGTAAATGCTGGTGTAGTTTCTCTAGAAGGATTACATCCTGCTCACAATACTCAGCCATTTCCTCAGACCACCCAGCATCGTAGTCAGTGAAGCTTATCTTGTGGCACTTCAATCGTATGCCCCAAGCTTCTAGGCTATGAGGGGCTGGTACTTTCTGTCCTTCAATGAAAGCAATATCTACATCAGGGTTGTGCAGCCGTGAGAGGATAACGGTATCGACTAGACTGGCACGGGGTATGGTGACACCCCACACCCTTTCCAATACAGGAGCATCAAAACCAATAATGTTATGCCCACATACTTCACTATCTTTGAGGTATTGTTGTAGTCCATCTTTATTTCTCCAGTGTTTTATTTCGCTGTCTTTCTTGGTGACACACAGCCATATCTGTTTGTGTGCTGTATCTGTTTCGATATCTAAGTAAATCATGTATATCTCTCATAACAGTGGTGTCTCTTCTTCGGCATCAACCTCAAACATGCGCCCTGTTTCTTTGTTATAAAGAAGGTTGCATGCTGGGCCAGTGATTCCGCTAAATCTATTTTTTAAAACCCTAACCTTCGTGGTGTTTCTTTCAATCAAGTCTTCAGCTTGACCGTTACGCTCCAACCCAATCACCATGTCGCTTAGCTGTGCTATTGAGCCGCTTCCGCGAAGCTGTGCTAGTGATGTGGCTGCTCCCTCTTCGTGACCAGTGTTAGGTGGGCGCTTGAGGTGGCTGACAATTATAAGGGCTATGTCTGTTTCTTGCACAAGCATACGCAGCTTGGTCATAATTTCATCCAGCGCCTTACGCTCGTCACCGCTCTCCTGCGCTGAGACAATGATGGACAAGTGATCTAAGAATATATATCTGCATGACATACCCTTAGCCAAGTAGCGCACACGATTGACAATGTTCTCTACTGCTGTACTTCCGAAGTGATCAAACAGGAATAAACGTCCAGTGCCTAGCGTCTTGTCAAAGGCATCACGCCGTTGTTCAGGAGACACTACAGTGTCAGGCAAGTGTAGTGGTGTGTTAGCTGCTAAGGACATAACAGATAGGCCAGTCTTCTTAACACTTTCCTCAAGGAACATCAGGCCAATGTTGTCCTTTGTCTTCTGAAGCAGATGCCATACTAGTTCACGAAGCACTTGGCTCTTACCTAAACCACTACCGGCTGTCACTGTAACCAGTTCACCAAAGCGTAGGCCATAGGTAATGTCATTAAGCCCAGCCCAAGGATAAGTGCAATCTGCTGGCGGCATAGGCTTTGATACCAAGTCCCACATACTAGAGCCACTGACAATGCCATCGGGTACATACGCCTCAGCCCTCCACCACCGCTCAACAAACTTAGCCTCTGCGTTATCTGCCAACCAATCACAGGCATCCTTGTACTCAGGGACAGGCTTGAATATCTTGCACTTGCTTCCGAATAATTCAGCAACTTCCCTTGCTGCCTTCTGTCCCACAGCATCACCATCTAAGCACACCACAATGTTTTCAAAGCTAGAGATATATTCGTAATGAGCTTTGCAATCTTTCAAGGCTGAGCCAGCACCATTGCGGATGGATACCACAGGATACTTAGAGCCTGTCATCTGGAAAGCAGCGAGAGCGTCAAACTCTCCCTCGACTATGGTGAGATACTTACCACCGGAGGGGAATAGATTCTGTCCAAATAATATTCCTTTAGCCCAGCTACCAATAGCACTAAACTTCTTATCGCTGACAGCCCTAACCTTAGCTGCCACAAGCTGACTGTTGCCATCGTAGTATGGGAAATAGTAGTTGTCCTTTTCTCTGACAACCCCGTACTTCTCCATTGTACTTTTGCTTATCCGTCTTTCGGATACGCTGATGGATGATGCCTCCTTAAAAACTTTTAAGGCAGTGCTGTTAGTTTCAACGTCTTCTTCAATCACTATGTATCCATCCTGTTGGTTAATTAGAGAGGGGGTAAAGGTATCACATACAAAACATTTTGTACTAGCATCCTCGTTCATGGCTAGCCCATCGCTGCTTCCACAGCTTTTACAGGGCAGATGTGTTTTTATAAACATGTCTTTGTTTTAAAATAGTTATCAATCGTCTTCAACACTCTTTCTCCACCAACTAGTGGATCATCCCAAGCCCCATCAAGACCAAAGTCTTTTCTATATTTATCTGTGAGTAGGAGCAAAGCCTTGTGTGCCTCTGTAATTATCTGCTCTTCAGTTAGCACTTCAGTGACTGGTGCTTGTGGCTTCCTTATCTTAAGCTGTTTTATAAAAATAGCAAAGCTATCCTTGGTGTCGGTATTGAATGAGGCAATCTCGCACAGGCGAAGAGCAGCGTGGTCTAGCGCCTCGTCCCATCCATTAGTGTATTCATTTATCTGTTTTAAATCAGTCATCACTATCCTTTGCTTTAGCTAGTTCAAACTTAAGGCGGCTATGAAAGTCATCTTCACCATCATCACCTGACACAAGCCAATCAATTCGTTGTGTATAAATCTGTGCCTCACGCAATAGTTTCAAAGCGTGTTCAAACTCAGCAATAGTTTCTTCTGAATAGAATGCACCCTTGATATAGCCCCACTCGTCAGTTTCCTCTGATGTGTTAATTAAAATTAGTTGCTCTACTTCGTCAGCAATATATCCAATTTGGTATTGCTTGTATTCAAAATGTCCACCACTCATTTATTATCCTCCTTTAATTTATCCACCACAGCTTGAGCAATAATTAAAAAATCAGCAAAATCAATTTCTGCTTCCGTTTCATCCGCTACTTTTGATACACGCCACCATTCAAACCATTCATTACCCGTTGACTCTACCCACGGGCGCTGCACATCCAAAGGCCACAGTTGCCCCAGCGGCGTAAACAGAGGGCTGTCTTTGTCTGTGCTGACCATGCGATTAGTGGGGTCGTACCACGCCACAGGCTCCTGCTCTGGCTGTGCTGCTTTGCCAGCGTCATAGCCTCGCTGGTACTCTTTTTGCAACGCCGCTTCGTACTCTGCGATGTAGCCCTGCGCGTCATCGTCTTCATCATGTACTTTGTTGCCAAACTTATCAAAAGTCCTACATTTAGTGTGATGCACAAGATACATCCCTTCTTCGTCCAGCGCCGCTTTTCTTTTGCTGTCAAAGCCTGTCATGTGCCACTCCCCACCACATATCCGATTAAATAAAATATTACCGCCACTACCATTGGGTGGATAAGAAAACGCCCCGAAAACCAGCAATAAAATTTGTTCATCACTTCCCCCACAAAACAAAAGCCAGCAGCGTCAGTGCTGCGGTTATGACTATAAAAGCAATCAGTGCCTTGAAGGTATCAGTAACATCGCAATAAGGGTCGGCAACTTTTCCCCAATCGCTACTTTGAATGTAAGCATCATTTGTTTCTTTCATACGTTGCTTGCGTATAGGACAATCGCGGCCCTGAGTGCAAGTTCCTTCGTATTCGTTACAGCAATTCATTTGGAACTCGCTTTCTCAATTAGTTTAGTAAAGCAGGGAGAGCAGCATACAAAGCTTAGGTACTCATGCTCAGAGCAATCAATGCCTAGCACATCAGTGGTTTGCTTGCACACTTGGCATACATCTACTGCGGCATCAACAGTAATAGAGCGTCCATGTGCATGTTCTTCTGACACATAAACAACTTTCCATTTAGTCATTTGTTTCTCTCCTTGAGCATTGCGTCTGCATATTGGTAGGCTATTTCAGCTATCTCTTTAATGTTGTAAGTCTCTGCTTCCTCTATCTCTTTGATAGCCTGAGGCAGTGCTATACCAGCAAAGTAATCACG